TCAAGTATACAATTTGGCTGACAATTATCTATCATTGGATGGCACATCTACTGTTTATTTCCTACAAGAAGGTATTGACGGCAACTATGAAGTTTATTTTGGCAATGGCATCTTAGGTAAACAATTAACAGATGGTAATATCGTCAACATTAACTACCTAACATCATCAGGTACTGCTGCTGCATCAGCAAACAGTTTCGTGGCAATGGACACAATAGGTGGTTATTCTAATATCACCGTCAATTCCATCGAGCCTGCAACACAAGGTTCATTAAAAGAATCTATCAGTTCTATCAAATTCCATGCACCAAAGGCCTTTGCGACACAAAAACGTGCCGTCACCAAAGAAGATTACATCGCTGCGATTCAAAACAACAACTTAGGATATTCGTTTGATGCAGTTAACGTTTGGGGTGGTGAAGAAAATGATCCACCTGTCTACGGTCAAGTAATGATTAGTATCAAACCAACAGATGCATACAACATTACACAAACACAAAAACAAAGATTGACTTTGGACGTTATCAAACCAATCTCAATGATGACTGTTGTGCCAACATTTGTTGATCCGGACTATACATACACGCAAATTACTGCAAATGTTTTGTACGATCCTAAGAAGACGAATCTATCTGCATCACAATTACAGAGTGCAATCAAGACAGCCATCTTTAATTACGGACAGTCTACATTAGATTCATTCAATTCATCATTCTCTGCGTTTGGTTTCAATGAAGCCATCAAGAATGTAAATGGTTCTATAATCACCAACGAAATCAGTCTGAAACTACAAAAGAAATTCTATCCTGTGGTTGGTCAATCTGCATCATATACATTGAATTTTGGTACACAATTAGAAAGAGGATTGTTTCAGAGTGGTATAATTTCTACGCCTGCATTGCAGTTTAGAAATCCATTAAACTACTCACAGACAATTAACAACGTTTACATTGAAGAAGTTCCATCATCTACAGGTGGTGTGGAATCTATCTCTGTTATTAACCCAGGTTATAGTTACACTTCTGCGCCGACTGTCACGATTAAAGGTGATGGTACTGGAGCCACTGCATATGCAACCATAAATACCAACGGTACATTAAAGGAATTTGTTGTTACTAATGCTGGTACAGGATACACAAACGCAATTGTTGAAATAACCAATGCAATCGGTGATACAACAGGTCAGGCTGGTGCAGGCCTCGTTATCTTAGAAGGTAGATATGGTACACTGAGAACATACTATAACAATACTGAAAACGTTAAGACAGTATTCAATAGTAATGTTGGTACAGTAGATTATATAACAGGTGTGGTCACATTGAACGCTTTGGCCATCGTTGGTATTGATGATCCATTAGGACAACTAACAATTTCTGCAAAACCAACCACAACAATCATTTCTTCCGAGAAGAATAGAATTTTAACTATTGATCCTTTCGATTCTAGTGCAATTATTGTTAACGTTACTGCCAAAACATGATAACAGATAATAAAAAAACATCCTTACTTGTAGAACAGCAGTTACCGGAATTCGTAAGGGATAATCCAGATTACCAGAACTTTGGTATATTTGTAAAGGCCTACTATGAGTGGATGGAATCTGCCAATGTGGCCAATTCATCCAGTACTACCGCAAACTCATACAATCAAGGTGTAACCTACGGTTCAAAGAACATTCTGAACTATAAGGATGTTGACGAAACAATAGACGACTTTCAGGACTATTTCGTTAACGAATTCCTACAAAATTTCCCGGCTGAATCTCTTGTTAGTAAGGCAGAAGCCACAAAGATTGCCAAAGAATTGTACCAATCTAAAGGTACAATCTCATCTTATCAGTTTTTGTTCAGAGTATTATTCAATTCTGAATTTGAAGTTTTCAATACCAAAGACGCAGTTCTAAAGGCATCAGATGGTGTTTGGTATGTGGCCAAGAGTTTGAAATTAAAGACCACAGATTCAGTATTCAGAAATATTGATAACTACCGAATCTTTGGTGTAGATAGTTTATCTATTGCAACAGTAGAAAAATCAGTGTTGGCTGGTAACAAGACAGAAGTTTTCATATCAAACATCGAACGTTTATTCCATTCCGGTGAAACAGCCAGAATTTTGGACAAGAACAATCAGTTTGTTTTAGGTGAAGATGGTCAACCAATTGAAGCCAAGATTGTAGGTCAAGTCAGTCAGTTAAATGTCAATCCTGCATACAGAGGATTGTTATATGAAACGGGCGACCCTGTAATTGTTTACAACGGTTTAGTGGATGATAATGGTGTTGGTGCCACTGCCGAAGTTGGTGAAACTACAGCAGGTTCTATCACCTCTATTGGTGTTGTTGATGGTGGATATGGTTACACATTCAATCCACAATCACTTATCAACATCAAATACAATAATACTGGCGCCAAAGGGGCCAAGGCAGAGATTGTTAACCTTAATCCTGATTATAGAAAACGTGCTGAGGTAACATTGGTTGGTAACAATACCATTGGTGTGGCCAACACAACACACCTCAATGCAACAAATTATACTTTTCTTAGCCAACATCCCTCAGCAAATGTCAATTCAAGATTGGTTGATGCATTAAGTTTTGCAACGTTCACTACATATCCAATTGCTTCAGTTTTGGTTACCAATGGTGGCGGAGGTATCACCAAAGTACCAACAATTACCGCATCATCTTTGTATGCAAATGAATTCGAAGAAACTCCCACAGCTGACGTTTCCAAAATGGGTATCTTGGCACCAATACAGATAACTGATGGTGGCCATGGTTATCGTGCAAATGATAAGATTGTTTTCACTGGCGGCAAAGGTTATGGTGCATTCGCAAACGTAATTACTGTGTCAGCCAATGGAGCTGTGACCAATGTGGCCTACGTTTACGATTCAACATTACTGTATCCATTGGGTGGTTTGGGTTATGATTTAGACGACCTACCATTAGTTCACATCAATTCTGCAAATGTACAGGCATCGAACGCATCAATATATGTTCCTGGTATTCTAGGAAAAGGTGCAGAATTCTCCGTGACCGTGGACCGTGCAGGTTCAGTTACAACAATTAACTTGATTGATCCAGGTGAAGATTATGTTTCTACACCAAACGTATCATTAAAAGTACAAGATATTGTTGTATCAAATGTATCAATTGCCAATTTCCCAAGAAAGGGAGATATAATCTTCCAAGGTACTGATGCAAACAACTTTACATATAAGGCCACAGTCAACTCTGCAAGTCTGTTGCAACCATATAATAATCCTGAACAATCTGTATATGAATTGAGAGTGTTTAACTACAACTCTAATCCAAATCCAAGGTTGCCATTGAAGATTGATAGAAATATTAATTTTGTTATGGCAAACACACAATGGGATGAATCATACAACAGATATGGTTACAAGAATTATGGTGATGGTTCAGCGAAGGCCTCTGCCAAGTTCCTGAATGGTTTGGTCGTAAGTCAAGGTCAATACCTAACTGCACAAGGCCAACCAAGTTCTTATGATGTATTGCAAAACGAAGTATATAACAATTACACATATCAAATAACAGTTTCTAAAGAAATTGCCAAGTATAGAAATGTATTGTTGAATCTATTACATCCTTCCGGTACGAAAGTTATCGGTAGAATGTCGGATAGAACCGAGACATATTTCAATCCACACATGCAAGAGGCTGTATATTCCGGTCGTTCGTTTGCATCAGATATGGGTGGTATAGGTACATATGGTGCTCAGGCATCCATCACAACAGATTACACCAACAAGAGTAGTAACATTGTTAAATTCCATTACCTATCCGGCGCCAACATTGCAGAGATCATTTTTGCTGGCACAACATATTTGGAACTGGTAACGGATGATGGTGATAAAGTTAAATCATTGGTTAAAAAGGTCAACCATACCAATGATACAGTAACATTAGAATCAAATACTTGGTTAACTTTCTCAAATGTAGCACATGTAACAGGTAATACTGGTGCAAATGGAATAAATATTACATACTTTACCGGTCGTTATGACATGGTCAACAACGGAAATTATAGTAATACTGCACATCCATTGTTAGATATTGTACGTGCAGGCGATACAATTATGTTGGCTGATAGTGTAGAAAGAGAAGTAGATTATGTGGACTATTATTCAGGTAATGGTATAATTCACTTAACAGAAAACTTAGATTCCGATTTCGATTCACTATTGGATGTACGTAGAAACTTTGTTGCAAATAGTACATCAACATTGGACGGCATCAGAATATTTGGTCCAGTTGGAACAACATACATCCCTGAATTGGTAACCGAATCAGGCGTAACATTAATAACAGAAGATGGAAAAATCATCCTATTGGGGTAATCAATGTCAACCGTAAAAATTTCAGAACTGCCTATAATTCCAGCATTAAATCCGGATACAACACAAACTTTGTTTCCTGCGGTTGACACTGCAACAGAAATTACAGGTAGACTAACAGCAAAAGTTCTTGCCGCAACATTATATTCAAATGATGTATTGAACGTAGGTAATACCGCAGTTGTTTTCCCTGGTGTTATTGGTCAATTCGTAGGCAACAATTCATCTTACTTACAAGTAAACATTCAGAATTTGGATGGAAACGGTTCAACCGATATGGTTATGACCGCTGATGATGGTACAGACAGTATCTATTATACCGATGTTGGTATACAAGGATCAAACGATACACAAGGAACATTACATGCACATGATGGTTACTTGTTGGTTAAAGGTGATGACACAACCACTACAGGTAACTTAATTATTGGTACAACATCCATTGCACCGAATGTACAAATAAGGTTCATTGCAGGTGGAACCGAAGAAGGTAATGTGTATGCAGTATTCGAATCATCTAAAGCACACTTTTTAAATGCTGTACAGGTTGATGGCACACTAACAGGTACCACGATCACAACAATGAATAGTTATGCAACAACTGGATATGGCCAGGCGAATGCAGCATTCTCGTCATCTAATACAGTTGGTACATATGCCAATGCGGCCTTTGGTAAAGCTAATGCCGGATTTATTCAGGCAAACAATGCATGGACAAAGGCAAATAGTGCAGGTGATTCTGCGATTACTGCTATTACCAACGCAGCTGTGGCGGATGGTAAGGCTACTTCCGCTTTCTTGAAGGCAAATAATGCACTTGCAAATGCAACAGGTATATTTGCTGGTTCATTGACAATTACAGAAAACTTAAATGTCAATGGTGTCATCAAATTTGCGAACTCAACAATCAGTTCAACACAACCATTAGTTACAATCAGTGCATCAAATACTGGTGCAACACAACTACCAGGTGGTGACGGTTATGTTCTACATATAACAGGCAAACATAATGTTCCAACAAGAGTCATTTCAGACTCTTATGGTGCTAACGGACAATTAGTTTTTCCAATATTTGGTGGCCGTGCAGCACGAGGTAATGTGTCAAATCCATCTGCTGTTCAGACTGGTGATGTATTGACACGCATTGGTGCAAGTGGTTATGGTGAAACTGCATGGCAAACTGGAGGAACAGCAAGAATTGACTTTGTTGCATCAGAAAATTATACAAACACATCTCGTGGTTCACAAATCAAATTCTACAATGTGCAGGAGGGTTCAAACACACTGGTAAATATTGCAACATTCAATGCAAACAATGTTACATTTACTGGTTATGTTAATCCTGCAAAAGGTGTTGTATACACACCAAAATTACCACAAGGTGCACAAACTGCAATCACGATTGACTATACAACAGACTCGGTGATTAAAGCCAACTGTGCAGCTGATGTGGCAATTACACACAGCAACTATGTTGCAGGTAAAATTGTGGAAATGTGGTTGGTCAATACAGATAATTCAAATCACACTGTAACGCACGGTTGTGCAGCATTGCGTTCGACAAACAAGTCAACGACTGCCACGATCACTGCGGGAAGTTCTATGTTCTTGAAGTTCTTTAGCATTGATGGTGATAATGCAAACACATTCGTTTCTATTAATGGTTAATAAATAAATCATGGCTAATAAATCTATTATCACCAACGGTGCTTACATTTCGCAAGTTGAACAGGTGTATTTCGCACCTTCAGCTGTTGTTCCACCAAACATCGACATACCACTTAGTTCGTTGTATTGTTTCTTGGCACAAGTTCAACCGTGGGAGGTTGATTCTAATCCACCGGTGCCGCAAGAAGACGTTAAATCACAAAAACAAATCTTCAAAAACATCTTTGCAGCACGTAAGATTACCACAAATGATATTTCTCCGGTGGTTCAACGTATAAACTGGGAATCCGGAACAACATACGATTATTACCGTGATGATGTAAACATGGTTGAGTTTGATGAAAACGGAAAATTAGTTAAATCTTTCTATGTAAAAAATAGATACGACCAAGTATTCAAATGCATCTGGAATAATTCAGGTGAACCGTCTACCATAGAACCTTATTTCGAACCAGGTTCTTATAATACCAATAACGTTTTCCAAAGTACAGACGGTTACAAGTGGAAATACATCTACACAATTGATGCTGGTTTAAGACTGAAGTTCATGGACAACACATGGATGCCAGTACCAGTTGGTACAAACACACCAAATCCATTTAATGCATCAAAGGCTGGTAGTATTGATGTGATTAACGTTGTTGATGGTGGTTCGTTGTATGATCCAGCCAATGCGGTAATCTATGTTACTGTAACCGGTGATGGTACAGGTGCAACCGGTGTAGCTGTCGTTAATGAAGGTGAGAATAAGATATCCGATATTGTTGTGACCAATCCAGGTACAAATTACACATACGCCAACGTGGCCATCACCTCATCTTTAGGTTTCGGTGCATCTGCAATCGCACCAACTTCACCTATTGGTGGCCACGGATTCGATCCAATCTCTGAGTTGGGATGTAAACATGTGATGATGTCCGCAGAATTTAATGGTGCGGAAAATGGTATCATACCAACAGACATTAATTATCACCAAGTTGGATTGTTAATTAATCCCACATTGAATTCATTGAGTGGTACTGGATATCCGGCATCAGGAGATTTGTATAGAACAACCACAGAATTCTTGGTTTCTCCTGGTTTCAACGCATATACCAGTGGAGAAGTGATCTTCCAAGGTGACACATTAGAAACAGCATCATTTTTTGGTACTGTTTTGAGTTTTGATGTGGCATCCAATGTAATTCAAGTTCTAAATATGTCAGGTACACCAACATTCAATGCACAATTAAGAGGTGTTACTTCGAAAACATCCAGAACATTATTAAAAACTACACCTCCAGATTTTGCAATCTTCTCAGGTTATATTAGTTACATTGAGAACAGAGCTGGCATTCAAAGAAGTACTGATGGTATAGAACAATTTAAATTTGTATTAGGTTTCTAAAGGAAAAAAATGGCACTAGATTTCAACGTTGACCCATGGTACGATGATTTTGATGAAGCAAAGAATTTTCATCGTATATTATTTAAGCCTGGTCGTGCGGTTCAAGCAAGAGAATTAACACAGTCTCAAACCATCCTTCAAGACCAAGTTACAAAGTTTGCAGATAACATCTTCAAACAAAATTCACCTGTAACTGGTGGACAGATCACTACAAACTTTAATTGTTATTATATTAAACTTGAAGCCACATATAACGATGTAGCAATTGACCTAACACAATGGTATGATGCAGAAACCGACAACGGTAAATTGATTAGAAATGCGGATGGATCCGTAGTGGCACGTGTCATGCAGGCTGTTGATCCAACTGGTGTTGGTGGTGCAGGTGATCCTGCAACATTGATTGTGGTATACAAAACAGGTGGACATTTCCAAGACGGCGATGTAATCTATGATGTAGATTCTTCTGCTGCGGTTCAAGCGATTTCTTCTGGTAGTACAGGCCTATCCTCATTGGCATCTATTTCCTATGGTGTTTTCTATGTACTAGGTAACTTTGTACAAATTCAACCACAAACTATTGTTGTGGACAAATACGACAATACACCAACAAAACGTATCGGTTTACAGATCACCGAGACTGTTTACGATTACATTAATGATTCTTCATTGTTGGATCCAGCATTAGGTGCATCGAATTATCAAGCACCAGGTGCTGACCGATATGTTATTGCATTGTCTTTGAGCACACGTCCTGTACAATTTGGTGATGACCAAAACTTTGTTGAGTTGGTACGCATCACTGATGGTATCATCCAAAAGATGGTTAATGGTTCTGTTTACAATGTAATTGATGATTACTTTGCGAAGCGTGAGTATGAAACCAACGGTGATTATATCGTTAAAGATTTCAAGTTAACACCAAAAGTAAATTCGGATTCCAGTTTATACAACATGTCAATCAGTAAAGGTTTGGCATACGTGCATGGTTATCGTGTAGAAAATACTCTACCTGTAGAACTAGAATCAACACGTGCAAGAACAACCGACACATCAGGAAATAATCCAGTTTATATTGATTATGGTAATTATTTCTATGTAGACAGTCTACATGGTGCAAACAGTTCTACATTCTTGGTATCACAAACACAAACAGTTGACACACACTGTGTGC